TTGCGTCAGACCCCCACGCCGAGCTATTGGGCGTGGCGTCGATGATGGCTTGCGCGTCGGCCACGCTCGCGAATGCGTTAGATGCTACGCCGCCGGCCGTCGCGTCGAGTGTGAGAGGCACGGCCTACCGCCCCTGCCTTTGCTTCCGCGACATCTGCGGGCGATGCTTGTCGCGCCCGGAATCCTGATCGCCTTCCTGTTCGCGTGCAGCGTCGAGCTCAGCGACAGCGAGCGGATGCTTGTCGTCGATCAGCACTTCACGGTCGAACTTGGTGATGTACATCTTCACTACTGCCATGTGCGTAGGCTCTCGTGCTTGGCGTTCGTGCGAGGGAGGATCCTGGCTACTATGGCGGGTGAAGGATTTCACTCCCTCACCCGCGTCATTTCAAACCGCTGTTACGCGGCGTACCCGCGGACTGCGAGGTTCGGGTCGAGCGTCTTGACACCGAACAGGATGTCGAGCGCGACCTTGACCGTTGAGCTGTCGCCCACGTAGAACAGGCGGCTCCGGAGCGAGAGACCGGTGATCGGATCCGAGATCGTTGCGATCTTGGCGCCGAGCTGGTTGCCCATGTCGGAGAGCGGGGCCGTTGCGAGGCAGAAGGCATTCGAGTGGAATGCGATGTTCTGCGTCTTGGCTGCACCACCCAGGAAGATCGTGACGACCTCCGTTCCGGCCGTCGCTTTCTTGAGGCCGGGGGTGATGGTGATCACGAACGCCGATCCGTCGGCATCCGTCGCGTCGGCCGCGATGTTGTACTGCTGCGAGTCGCCCGCGATCGAGACGATGTCGCCGGCCTTGACGGTGATGCCTGCCGTCACACCCGAGATCGAGATCGATGTCGCGCCGACGGCGTTCGCGCCGTCCACGGTTCCGGTCGAGTCAGCCGCAACGCCCGACGTATGCGACGGCGCGTTCTGATTGGCGAAGGTGTCGAAGCCGTACAGCGTTCCGAGCGAGCCGTCGCGGAGACCCGACGCCTGCGGGTTCTGGAGCACGGTCATGGCGTTCTGAAACGCCATCTGCTCGTTCGATCCGATCTGCAAGTGCAGAAGGGATTCGTCACGCATCGGAACCTTGTTGTCGAACATCACCTTCTTGAGCTTCGTGATGTCGGAAAGGGCCGGCGTCGCGGACATCTGCGTGTACCACGGGATCTGCTTGTACAGCCCGTTGAGCGTCTGGTCGACGACATCGGCCAGTGCAACAGCCGCGGGGCGGATGTGGTCGCTGATGATCTTCTCGCTGGTGAGCGAGAGATCTTTGTCGGTCAGCGAGAACTTGACCTCTTTCCACGTGTCGAGCTTGATCGCGACGGACTCGGTGGCGAGATTCTGATCGGCCGAGGGCGCATCGGCAGCTGTGAACGTGGAGGGCCGGCGAACCTGAATCGTATCGCCCAATACCTGCGGGTTCGGGTTGTAGCCCTTGTAGACTCGACCCGACATGCCGAGCGCCTTCTCGAGCTGGATGAGTGCTTCCTGCGCGAAGAACGTCTCGTTGTAGTTGCCGAGCGTGTTGGTTGCACCCATTACTGCGAGGCCCTTGAGCCCGACAGCAACGCCAACGCCAGCCACGCCGGCAGATACGCCAGTCGTGAGGGCATGGAGATGTGAGCCGAAAATGCAGAGGAGGAGAGCGGGGAGGATAAAGATCGCCGCCCACTTTAAAGCGTTACGCATGGTGGTGCTCCGTTGAGTGTTGTTGAGCGGCCGGCACCATGTGCGAAGGGCGCGTACCGCGATGAGATTCCATCGACAGCCGCGCCCAGCGCAGAACTGTTTACTCTGAATTGTCCTTCGCGCCCAGCGCGAGGTTACTGCATTACCTCACCGTGCTTGTCCCGCGGTACGAAGGCTCAGCCTTCGATGCGGAATGGTACCTTGAGCTTCTCCGCCTCTGCCTTGGCAGCGCGGTACCTCTGTACGTCCTTTGCTTCCTCGGCGGTGAGTACGATGGCGCCGTCTCCGCCCTTCCGGGTGGGGTTGCCGCCATTTGATCCACCACCCGAACCGCCTGCGGGCTGGTAGTAGCGCGGCTTCTCCGCCTTGAACGTTTCCGCGAAGAACTTCTCCACCGTCATTCCCGTTGGATCGCCATCAGCGTCGTACACGACAGGCTTTCCGGTCTTTTCATCGAGCTTGATGCGCCCCTTGGCCTTGACCAATGCAGCTACATCCTCCACATCCTCAGGCGTGACCTTGGCCTTGGCGCATGCGTCGCGAATGGCGATGTCGAGCTTCAGGTCGTTCAACTCCTGCGCGCGCTCCTTGAGAGACTGGTTTTCCTTCACCACCGGGTCCAACGCCTCTGCGACGCGCTTCGCCGTAATCTTCTCGAAATCGCCCGCCTTTTTCTGGCGCTCCTCTTCGGTTTCCTGGTGCTGTCGGAGCAGCTCCGCAACGTCTTCCGGCTTCCGATCTCCGATCACGGCCTTCAGGCGGTCGCGCTCTTCGGCGGCTGCTTTCTTCTCTGCGAGTAGTGTGCGCTGACTCGCCTTCAGTCCGGCGACGTCGGAGTCGTCTGGAACCCACTTGCCTTCACGCTCGATGTATCCGCCGCGAACTGCTTCGGGTACATCTTCGGCCTTCTCAAACGTTGGGAGCGGCATTCATTTCCTCTGCGTAGTGCGGACGCGTTGGGATAATCAGTCGTGGCAGTGGTGTTGCTGCCTCATGCGTCATGATACAGAGCCGTGCAGCGGGGAAGTAGCGAATAGGGGCAATTATCACCCCTAAAGTCGCACGGGAGTGTCTACGCGACTTCGGAACTGGATTCCGACCCACGGCTCCATACGAGCCGGAACGATTTCGCGCGGCTCTCCCCGGACGGAGCGGTCTCGATGTATCCGCTCTTGATCAGCGATCTCAACGCCAGCCGAACGGTAACGGCGTCCATGTTGAGGCGACGTTGTATGCCGATCGCCTTGATCGTGACGTAACGGGTGAATCCGCAGCGCGTGGCGAGGTAGCCGTAGACGGCATGCGCGCTGATTCGGAGCTGCCTGTCAGTCGCCAAGTCGCGGCCCGCCGGATAATCCAGCGGCGGGTGATCGGTGTCGACGATCAAGGCGCCATCCGCTCGACAGGACGCTGGCGATAGATCGAAACGCATCTGCAGTTGTACTCAGTATCTCCGGGAATCATCTGACCGTTTGAATACAGCTGATCCCACGGAACGGTATCGCCTTCCATCGCAATGTGGCTGTCCCGCTCTCTCGAATCCATGACGCCGCGCCACGTCTTCACCAGTCGATTGGGATCGTACACGCCTTTCTGGATCGCGTCCTGCATTGCCAGGTGTTGTCCCAACTTCTGAGCATCGAGAGTCGCGGTCCGGGCTACCGTTTCAGCGTTCTGCGCCACTCGCTTACGGGTGTAGACCTCGACCATCTTGTCAACCTGATCGGGGGTGAGGTCGCCCTTTGCGATCGTTCGGTCGAAGCGTTTATCTCTCAACGTGTAGTCTGCAACGCTTCGTCCGTTCTGGCCCGTCAACGCGTCCCTGAAATTCTGGACTTGCTCAAGCTGGCTCGGCCCCAATCCTACCACTGTCCGCAAGTCGCGCGCGATCGTGCGCGGGCCGACGCCTTCCCTCAACCCATTCTCGACAAAGGCCCGTACCGTTTCGCGGACGTCATTCTCGAGATCGCCCACGACCTTTGTTTCAAGCGATCGGATTCCATCTATCACGTGCGGGCTCAAGACGTCGAACGCGATCGTAACGCCGGGGAGCGTCGCCGGGATGGCTATTTGCTTCGCGTAGTAGGTGACCGACTGGCCCACTGACCTTCTGATCTGATCACGTACGGGCTGGAATGCTGTGTCCATCAACGCCTGTCTCAGAGCCGCGTCCAATAGAGCGTCCAGATTGCCGGTCGAGATGATGCGGGCGAGCTGAGACTCGGACAGTGATTCGCGGATGATCCGGAACGCTTTCAAGACCGCAAGCTGAACGTCGGGCTGCATGGAAGCCGCTCTCCGTTGAGCTTTGAGCCAGAATACCGAATCCGCCGCGCTCAATTAATCTGACCCCGTGATGGAATCTTCGGCCCGTTCTGCCGCGGTATCCTCGCGCGATGCTGCCAGTGTTTCCGGAGTCTCGATACCGATCCCCTCGATACAGGCAAGTTTGATCACCTGTATCGACCCGTAGATGCCGATCGTCTCGACGAATGCGCTACCGGACATCCATGCTGACCTGATCTTGTCCCACTGATCGATCCGGCACTG